TTTTTGATACTCATATTCCTCTGGATCTACCGGATTATATGTTAAAGTACACCATTTCTTTGAAACAGGGCAACGAAAATACGATTCATAATTAGAAACGTAAGCCAAAGAGGCACCATTTAAGGTAAAGTGATTCGGTTCTTCAACCGCATGCACTATGCCCGCCATGTTGACTTCTGACCCCGCGTATCTTATTCGTAATCCCGCGCACACTACACGTATGGTATTTAACGGCGTTATAGCGGCAACTGTATAGTCTGAATTCCAGTTGTATCCAGTGAACACCCCACTAATGGGGGTTCCCCGAATATCAATCATGTCATTAAATGACAATCCTGGATCACCTGTACCGTTGGACACAAATAACGGTGGAAAATCTCCAAACGTTATGGGGTAATTATTACTAATTCTTCGTGGTGCGAACATCACTTGGAAATTCGTAAAAGCCCCGGTGCTGGCGGACGTGCGAATAAATATTTTATGTCGTCTCGATTTAATAGATGGGAAGGTGGGCACACATGGCAAATCCTCGGGAATATCCCCTGACATGCCCAACCCTCTATTAAGTCGCGCTGCTGTTCCATCGACAAATTGGAATGGTACAAGTAACCCTGAGATGTAGAGTTTTCCACACCCAGAGAGCTTGACCTCTCCGTCTCTTCTTCTGGTTCCTTTACCTCTACCCGATCTCTTTGGCATTCCAAACTCATCCGTTCGAATTTGGTTGGAAGCAACGAGTTGTTTTCCTCGGGGGGGGTTAATTGTTGAAACTGGGCCCTTTGGCTCGCGACCCAATTTCGAGGACTTCCGGGGCACACTTGCTCGCGTCCGGGAATAATCCTCATATCGCTTCTTCTTATCTGCTGCTGACAAGTTTCTGTACTTGCCTTTATGTTTACTCTCAAATTGCGTTCTTGATAACATTCTCTCTCCATTCATATTAAAATTTTCAAAGAATCCTGTCGAGTTTTGAGGCACGACGGTTTTTCTTTTTAAATCCTCCTCCGTCCATTCTTTTAATGTGATGTCAATTTGGGGGGGGGCAAAATCATAAGACCCTTCCCTCCCTAACCAAAATTGGTTTATCACCTGCGATCGGTTTGGTAGACCATGTCTTCTCAAAGTTAAAACAGATGATGAGCCAATAGACTCGTCAGCACATATGTTATCTAAAAACGTTGCGATATGATTAAAAAGTTCTTCATCATACCACGACAAATGAAGTAAAGCATAAGCCTTCATAATTTCTTGATCCGTGTCATGTCGTTTAATTTCATACTTAAAAGCTGAGTAAATGCGATCTGAATCATAAGATGGTACAAATCTTTCTCCATGAACTCTACATGTTGCCCCTAGGAAATGCATTCCAACAGGGCTCTTTTGTACTTTGAAAGCCGTTTTCTTAACAACTAATCCAAACTCTGCATATGTTCCACACATCCAGTCGTACAAACGCAACACAAATTTTGCCTCCAACAATGGGTCCCTAGATAAATCTGAAGATGATAAAATATCATCCCCAAAAATATTTGAGTGAATTGTATCCGGATCAAAATTGAGCTTTCGCTCCATCTTTTTCCGAAAATAATTATTTATAAGCTGGTGAGATATACAGTTATCAGAAGTTGTAGTTCCTGATCCTGAATTATTTCCCCACTCCTTAAAAACTATGTCCCCATTTGGTAGCAACATAAAACTTTTTACAGTATTATTGACAACCCC